CTGGGATCGCCGATACGTCTGCGGCAGATGGATCTTCAAATTCAACATCAGACCACCTGAATCGAATCTTGGTCTCAGGTTTACAATAGAACTTAAGCTTCTTTGGAATTTTTCCGAATTTCATTTTAATGGCATAATGTATGTTTTGAACCCATACATTTTATAAATAGATTTATGATTTGCTTAGAGTGTCAAAGAGAATTAAAAAGTATTGGTTATTTACATCTTAAGTATTGCTGCGGTCTTTCTCCAAATGAGTATAAGAAGAAACACAATGTAAAGTTTTTAATGGACAAAGAAATAAGAGATTCATGTGCAGTTGAAAGAACATATGATAAAGATCCACTAGCTCAATTAACAGAATACACTAGAACGTGTCAATGCGGCGAAATTGTCATTCATACTGGAATTGGATGTTACTATCGAGCATTAAAGGCAACCACGTGTTATAAGTGTACTGATCGAAGTCATGCTTTTAGTCGAACACATACTAAAGAAACCAAAGAGAAAATCAGTAAAGCAAATAAAGGAAAAGAATACAACAAGTCACGATTAGGCATTACTGAAAGTCCTGAAACTAGAAAACGTAAATCTCAAAGTCTTAAAGGGAGAAAGCCTGGATTTACTGGAAAAATTCATACACCAGAGACTAAAGAAAAACAGAGAGATGGACGTTTACGAGATATTGATTCAAAGTATCCTTTAGGCTGGACATGTCCAAATTATAATGCAAAGGCTTGTCGATTATTTGAGGAAATAAATTCAGAGCTTGGATGGAACGGAGTTCATGCTGAAAATGTTGGTGAATTTAGAGTTGCTGGATATCTTCTTGATTATTATGAACCGGTTGAAAATGTGGTAATTGAGTTTGATGAAGCTTATCACGAAAGACCAGATCAAAAACTTAAAGATAAGCTGCGTCAGGATAGAATAATTGAAGAATTACAATGCAGATTCTTCAGAATCAAAGATGGTGAAGAATCTGATTGGAAACGTATCATTCAATCGGCGTAAGGATCAAATACATCAGCACCTGCCATCGCAACTCCGATTGGAGTAAGAACGTCGAGAATACGAACAGTGTCGCCCTGAGCTTCAAGGACATCAGCCAAACGCTTGTAAGCATGTGGAGATTCATCGACGCCTGCGCCGCGAAGAACAACGCCAGCCTTGTTAACCCATTCGTCCATCATGGCCTGCGAGACCTTGCCTTCCGAAATCTTGATCTTCTTTCCACCCTTCCACTTGGACTTACCAGCAGCTTCGGTGCGCGACATGACTCGGCCTGCACCGTGAACAGTCGAGAACAGAGTAGAGGAAGAAAGGTCCGACGCGACGCCTTCGAGGATCACTGAGTTTTCACCCATAGTTCCACCGACGAAACCACGCTGACCTGGGAAAGCAGGAGTAGCACCCTTGCGAACAACCCAAAGGTCTTCACCGTCATGAGTTTCATTCCAAGCGAAGTTATGGTGGTTGTGAACGCTGTCAAGGATAGACGCACCAAGGATACGAGCAACTTCTTCACAGACCCAATCGCGACCAGCATATGCATATTCACCGGCGAGGTTCATAGCAGCGATGTATTCGCGACCAAGGTCAGTATTCACATCCAAGATAGCAGGATCGACGTTAATACCGTCAACACCGCCGCCGGCCTTGATGTAATGCGAAGCAATCTTGTGACCAAGACCACGTGAACCAAAGTGAACTCCGATCCAAACGCGACCCTTTTGATCATAGAAGATATCGACATAGTGGTTACCGCTGCCGACAGTACCAAGCTGTCCGCGCGCCATGTCCTTCAGCTCGCCGAGCATAGCGATGTCAGTCCAAGCATCGTTGTCAAACAACGCATGGTCAACATCAGTCTTGTTCTTGCGGCCGATTCCAAACGAGATGCGATCAAACACTTCGTCCATGATACGGTTCATATCACCCGCGATATCTCCATAGTGCAGGTCAGTCATCACAGCCTTGTTTCCGCAGCCGATGTCGAAGCCTACACCTGAAGGCGAGATCTTGTCCTTGTAAGCAATTACGCCGCCGACAGGAACAGCATAACCAAGGTGATGGTCAGCCATAAGTGCAGCCTTGTAGCCACCCTTGACGAGACAGTTCGACATCTGATCAACGGCATTCTGGAGAGGATCGCCGAAAACCGGAATATTGTTGTTTGAACCTAATAGTTTCATAAGATTGTCATTTTTATAAATAATTTCCACAGGCAATATCACTATGGATTATTTAAAGATTTACGAGAGTTCAGATAGTTTCGAGTCGACGAGTTGAGTCGCAAGTTTAACCCACCGATTCATCCACTTATTCCATTTACGTGAGCGCACTGGATGACGCATTGCATTAGAAAATGCGCGACTACGCTTTTCACAGATTCTTTTGTTATGATTATACGGAGAGTGCATTGTGTAGTCTTTGGATTGTTTCGATTCCAGCACGCATCTTTGCGGCGGCCGAAGAGTTTGCGGAGTGAACGTGAATGATTGGAGGAACAAAGCCTCGCAAAGCAACGGCTTCCTCAATCCAAAGAACCACGTCATATCCAGTTCCGATTTCGTCGTCATCACCAAGGTCATGATCGAGGCTAAGCTCAGTCACCAGACCAGCGTGCAGCAAATCAATCGTGTCGTCGGGATTGTATGTTCGGAACCATCCTTGCGGAGTGACTCTTTCGTCATCGAGAAAAACTTTCATCTTATTAAGCAGTTGCGACAGCGGTAAAGATTTCCTTTACACGCTTCAGAGGAATTGTGGCACCAGTCCCATAAACCAAGTCTGCGCGTGGAGATATGAAACGATCACGGTTTGCATTGTACTTTTCGGTTCCCAGAAGTTTCTCGAGACCTGTATGATTCCAATCAAATGTTCGGCCAAGGCGACCTGCATTGAAACGTCCGTTACACATGAATGTCATTGCACATCCAATCGTAACACCGTTCACGCGATACTCAAGCCACTTTCTTTTGGGCAATGACGGCTGCGGAGTAACATCGACGCTTGTGAATTTGATTTTCATCAGTACTTAAATTCTCCGGTTGATTCTTGGTATTGGAAGCCTTTGCGGTATTCTTCAATTTCCTCACTTGTCAGATTGATGACGGCTTCACCGCGACCAGTGCCTTGTGGATACCAGTGAGGGGAAAAAGCGCGGCGGTAATAAGCATCAGCGCTGCCTCGGTCAAATAGTCCGCCGTGGCGTTCACGATCAAATTGTGGTTGGTCAGTCATGGTATTAGCGATTCTTGTTAGAGATAATGTAATCAACCGTTGCGGAACTCGCAGCTTTTTGAAAAGCGAGTTCGAGCGAATCCTCTTCTTCGGCATAAGCTGCTGCTGCGATTGCAGCGGCGGTTTCAAACATTGCAAGAAGTTCGAGAGAATCGGGAAGCAGGGAATCGAGGTTCGACATGTGGTGGTTTCCTTACAGAATTATTTTAACAGGTTTTTAGACGAATGTAAACAAGAAAATGCATAAAATCCAAAAAAAGTTCATTTTTTTCCAAAATTTTCAGACAAAAAAGGCGTATCGGAGGGGATACGCCTCGATGATTTAGCTCTTAAGAGTTCTTTTAAAAGGAAAGAGTATATGATCGCACCTCTCGCGGCAATGGTTCAGCTGCTCCCTTTGGGAGAGATCCGATATTGGTAAAGGCATAGTTGATCTTGGACATGGCTGCATTATATTCAGCAGCTAGGCTGTTATAACTGGCAACGACACCCGCAACTTCTTGCTCCCATAGATTAAACTGTTCTTTATCAGTTCGATCCCAATCCTTACGAGAGGTGCCTTCATAGGACTTCTCCATACTAGTGAGACGGGACTTATAAACCTGAACATCAGCAAGTTTCTTATCACATTCTGCTGCTACATTTTTGAACCATTCATACTTCTTCAAGAGAAGAGCCGGATCTAGTTGTTGTTCAACGACAGCAGTTGCCTTGCCAACATAAGAACATCCTTTACTCAGGATACTACATCCAATGATGACAGTACATGCTACCAGAGAGAGAAAAATATATACAACGGTTTTCATATTAGCGGTCTTCGAGGTTAAGAGTGATGTTCTTTACAGCAATTGGTTGATCAGAAACATGGATGATTTGTCCACCAGTGAAGAAGTGACTATGGAAAGTTCCCTTAGAGCTGAACCAATAAATGTATTCACATGAACTGCCATAAGAGCCATCATCTTGTAGCACTTCTGATGTGTATTTTGTCTGCCCGTTAATATTGACACCCATACCACTATGAGGACTGTTGACATACTCCCAAGCACCCGCTGATACACTTGTAGGAGTTAGTCGCTTACCAGATGAAGTGACCTTACCTTTCACGGTGGAATACAGAATCACCTGACCACTATAAGGACTAATCACATACAGATGCTTGATTGCTCCAGCGACATTATCACGCTTGAGTCGTTCAGCAATATTCTTCTGTTCTACAGTCCAACCATCAGCATCAGTTGATACCTCAACAGTCTTCTTTGAGACACTGCCGCTGGCATTACTTGGCTGGGTTTCTTCAATACACGAAGGCAGCATAAGAGCAGCCACAACGATTGTCATTAGTTTCATTAGTTTCATCTTGTTTATTATATTGGTGTTCCTTTGGTTCTTACTTGTTCTTATAGATCTTTAGTTCTTTCTCTACATAACTTTGAGCTTTTGTATCTTCTAGATATTTGTAATAAAAATCCTCTAGTCGAATTTTAGTTGCCTTAGAGCAGTGTAGTCTCTCGTCAGTGTACTTACCTTTGTACACATAAAGGATTCCACTAGCGTATGGGTGATTGGAGGTCCAAACAGTAAAGGCGTTGTCGAATGTAATTGTGAAGTTATCTACTTTTGTAACAGTTCCTTTATCAATCAGGAGATTCAATAGTTTATCCCATGTCTCATCAGGTTCAGCTTGAGACATCCAGAAGAATTTAAAAAGCCTAGATAGTTTACTTGTACGATTCATATTTTTATTTTATCAGAGTTCCTTACTTAGAGATCTTTAGCTTGCTTACATCAATCCCAAACTTAGATGCAATTTCGTCCATCGTCAAGACGATTTCTTTAGCGGTTTTAAGAAGGAATTCTTGTTCACTTAGTGAAACTCCATCGATGAACCAAGCTTTACATCCATCGGCAAGTTCAACCGCAGGACCGTCTTCACGATGGCGTTTTCCATTGACGTACCATTCTTTACCTCCACTGGCAAGTTCAACCGCAGGACCGTCTTCACGATGGCGTTTTCCATCGATGAACCAAGCTTTACCTCCATCGGCATATTCAACCGCAGGACCGTCTTCACGATGGCGTTTTCCATTGACGTACCATTCTTTATGTCCACCGGCAAGTTCAACTGCAGGACCATCTTCACGATGAAGTATCGTCATTGCTTTGTCCTTGTAGTAATGCTTGTTTCCGTATTTGCCGATGATAATGTATACTGGAGTCATAATGTGTTTTAGTGTTTGTTTCGGGTTCGTTACTTCTGGATCTTGAGCTTGCTCACTTCAATCCCAAACTTAGATGCAATCTCGTCCATCGTCAAGACGATTTCTTTAGCGGTTTTAAGAAGGAATTCTTGTTCACCGTGTTTCACTCCGTCGAGATACCAAACTTTATGTCCATCGGGGTATTCAACCGCAGGACCATCTTCACGATGGCGTTTTCCATTAGAGTACCAAGCTTTACTCCCATCGGCAAGTTCAACCGCAGGACCGTCTTCACGATGGCGTATCGTCATTGCTTTGTCCTTGTAGTAATGCTTGTTTCCGTATTCGTTGATGATAATGTATACTGGAGTCATAATGTTCGTTTCGTGTTCGTTTTGGGTTCCTTACTTACTTAGTGATCTTTAGCTTGCTCACTTCAATGCCAAACTTAGATGCAATCTCGTCCATCGTCAAGACGATTTCTTTAGCAGTTCGCTTGAGGAATTCTCGTTCACCGTGTTCCACTCCATTGACGTACCATTCTTTACCTCCATCGGAATGTTCAACTGCAGGACCGTCTTCACGATGAAGTTTTCCATTGACGAACCAAAATTTACTCCCATCGGCATATTCAATTGCAGGACCGTCTTCACGATGAAGTTTTCCATTGGAGTACCAAGCTTTACCTCCACCGGCATATTCAATTGCAGGACCGTCTTCACGATGATGTTTTCCATCGATGAACCATTCTTTATGTCCATCGGCATCTTCAGCCGCAGGACCGTCTTCACGATGGCGTTTTCCATTGACGAACCAAGATTTACCTCCATCGGCAAGTTCAATAGCAGGACCGTCTTCACGATGGCGTATCGTCATTGCTTTGTCCTTGTAGTAATGCTTGTCGCCATATTTGCCGATGTTAATGTATACTGGAGTCATAATGTGTTTTAGTGTTCGTTTCGTGTTCGTTTCGTGTTCGTTACTTCTGGATCTTCAGCTTGCTCACTTCAATCCCAAACTTAGATGCAATCTCGTCCATCGTCAAGACGATTTCTTTAGCGGTTTTAAGAAGGAATTCTTGTTCACTTAGTGAAACTCCATCGATGAACCAAGCTTTATGTCCATCGGCATATTCAACCGCAGGACCGTCTTCACGATGGCGTTTTCCATTGACGTACCATTCTTTATGTCCACCGGCAAGTTCAACTGCAGGACCATCTTCACGATGAAGTTTTCCATCGATGAACCAAGCTTTATGTCCATTGGCATATTCAACCGCAGGACCGTCTTCACGATGATGTTTTCCATTAGAGTACCATTCTTTACATCCATTGGCATGTTCAGCCGCAGGACCATCTTCACGATGAAGTATCGTCATTGCTTTGTCCTTGTAGTAATGCTTGTTTCCGTATTTGCCGATGATAATGTATACTGGAGTCATAATGTTCGTTTCGTGTTCGTTTTGGGTTCCTTACTTAGTGATCTTTAGCTTGCTCACTTCAATCCCAAACTTAGATGCAATCTCGTCCATTGTCAAGACGATTTCTTTAGCAGTTCGCTTGAGGAATTCTTGTTCACTTAGTGAAACTCCATCGACGTACCATTCTTTATGTCCACCGGCAAGTTCAACTGCAGGACCATCTTCACGATGGCGTTTTCCATTGACGAACCAAGATTTACCTCCACTGGCATATTCAATTGCAGGACCATCTTCACGATGGCGTTTTCCATCGACGTACCAAACTTTACTCCCATCGGCATATTCAATTGCAGGACCATCTTTACGATGAAGTTTTCCATCGACGTACCATTCTTTACCTCCATCGGCGTATTCAATTGCAGGACCGTCTTCACGATGAAGTTTTCCATCGATGAACCAAGATTTATCTCCACCGGCAAGTTCAACCGCAGGACCATCTTCACGATGGCGTATCGTCATTGCTTGGTCCTTGTAGTAATACTTGTTTCCGTATTCGTTGATGATAATGTATACTGGAGTCATAATGTTCGTTTTGGGTTCCTTACTTACTTAGTGATCTTTAGCTTGCTAACTTCGATACCAAACTTAGCAGCAATTTCGTCCATCGTCAAGACGATTTCTGGAGCAGTTCGCTTGAGGAATTCTTGTTCATCGTGTTCCACTCCATCGAGATACCAAAATTTACTCCCATCGGCATATTCAACCGCAGGACCGTCTTCACGATGAAGTTTTCCATCGACGTACCATTCTTTATGTCCACCGGCAAATTCAATTGCAGGACCGTCTTCACGATGAAGTTTTCCATCGACGTACCAAAATTTACCTACATTAGCGTATTCAGCCGCAGGACCGTCTTCACGATGGCGTTTTCCATTAGAGTACCATTCTTTACCTCCATCGGCATATTCAATAGCAGGACCATCTTCACGATGAAGTTTTCCATTGACGTACCAAACTTTACCTCCATTGGCATGTTCAATTGCAGGACCGTCTTCACGATGATGTATCGTCATTGCTTTGTCCTTGTAGTAATGCTTACTTCTGTATTCGTTGATGATAATGTATACTGGAGTCATAATGTGTTTTAGTGTTCGTTTCGTGTTCCTTACTTACTTACTTAGTGATCTTCAACTTGCTCACTTCAATCCCAAACTTAGATGCAATCTCGTCCATCGTCAAGACGATTTCTGGAGCAGTTCGCTTGAGGAATTCTCGTTCACTTAGTGAAACTCCATCGATGTACCAAGCTTTACGTCCATTGGCAAATTCAATTGCAGGACCGTCTTCACGATGGCGTTTTCCATCGATGAACCAAGCTTTACCTCCATCGGCATATTCAACCGCAGGACCATCTTCACGATGAAGTTTTCCATTGATGTACCAAGATTTATCTCCATCGGGGTATTCAACCGCAGGACCGTCTTCACGATGATGTATCGTCATTGCTTTGTCCTTGTAGTAATGCTTGTCGCCATATTTGCCGATGTTAATGTATACTGGAGTCATATTCGGTGGTTTCCTTACAGAATTATTTTAACAGGTTTTTCATGGAATGTAAACAAAAAAATGCACAAAATCCGAAAAAAGTTCAGATTTTTGTGAAAATTAGGATTTATCCGGCGGACCACCCGTTCTCAAGAGCAGACATGCGGTATCCTTCAGAATCGACGGAGTAATGAGTATCCTCGCGGATTCCAATTTCGCCAATTGAGGCTACAGCATCGAGAAAAGATCCAGTGGTGTAAAAACGAATTTCGCGTTCATCGATGTAATAGGCGAACTGATAACCATTTCCTCCAAGAAGAGTTTTTGCGTTTTGATATTCGGTGTTAGTTTTAAATGTCAGTTTCATAATGTATTTTTAGTTTGATGCGAGTCGGAATTTTGAGATGTATGATTTGATAGCGTAACGACGAAGATTACTCTCGTCGCCTTCACCCCCAGGATCAGCTAAGTCGATGCCATAAATTTCTTCTGGAAGAATGAATGCGATTGCGGATAGAGAGTTATTCAAGTCAGGTTCATAAAATGAGGCAGTCTTGATGTTAAGCGATCGCAATTCACGCGCGCGCATAGGCATATCCTGACTACCTCCCCCGTCAAGTAAGATGAACGTCTTATGGTCATCAGCAAATTCGGCATATTGCTCATATCCTTCAACACGGTCAGCTGCATGCCGTGAATACTCAACAGCAGCATGACCCGCTTGAATCCCTTGTTGCCGTCCTGACAAATTTCCCATTACAAAAAAATACATTCTCATATTGTTATTTCTTAAGATGTACCTCAGTTTGCCCCCAACGGTGGATGTGTCATGCAAAGAATATAGTAATTTTTGATGGAGAGATCCGTATCAGAAAAAATATTGACAACACCAAATCCGTAGAGCTCGTTTTCTATGATACGCACTTGATGACATATGTCATTACGAGATGCGCTTCCGTCATCTGAAATAAAATCAATCAATTCATCCGGATTACCGATATAAATGTCGCTCACGTGTAGTCCACCTTCAAACTCATTTGGGTTAATCAAAACCCAAAATTTACTAACGATATAACGACCGGGCATGTTTTTTAGCATAAAGACCACGCCAAAGTTAATGCCACCTTTTAGTAAAATTGCCTGCAATTGATATTCAAAATTGAAGTGGAGTTGTTCAACTCTTCTATTCGCCGGAGCGTTGTGGGTAGTGTTAAGTAGAGTTGTAAAGTGCTCTCGAAGCTGCTCAATAGAGCCAATGTATAGTTTTTCTTTTCGCATGTTGTATTTCGTGTTAATTTAGATTGTAAAAAAGTTCGTTTGAGGCAACGCGACGGATGTCATCTTGGGAAGGAATCTCTCCAAGGTCGATGCATTCAAGAATGAATTCAGCAAGGAACTCGAGAAGAGGCGCAAGGAGTTTACGATTGCTTTGCAGTTCAGGGAACCATTCCAGCAGCTTGTTGCCATCAACATGTTCCTTGACGCGTAGGCGAAGTTCATCGCGATTCTTAGCAATGTTCCGAACCTTTTCTTCGGCCCAAGCAATCCTTTGAGTGAATTCATCTGCATTGAAAAGATCAGGTCCACGGCTTGCTTCATCAGCAAAGGCAACTTGCTTCAGAACATTCCAACCCTTTGCAAGAACCAGACGTGCAATTGTGCGCGTGCTAAGTTCACGAAGGTTATGAATCAGCATGTGCTTTTCGGTGGCAAAGAGGATATCTTCCTTGTCGCCTGAAGACAGATCGTTAAACCGCAGGCGGTCAAACAGTGCTTCGACAATAGGAACTCCTGCACCTTCGTGCCCATGATAGTTGGACTGTCCGTTGCTCTTGACCCCGCGAGTGACTGCCTTACCAAGGTCATGACAGAAGATACCGATGTTAGTCACAGGATCATTCGTAAATCCACCTTGAACAAGGCACTCAAGAATATGACCTTGAACAGTACTTCCACCTTCAGGATGGTGAATAGGATCATGAGTAAATCCATTCAGATCAATCCATTCACGCAGGATTAGAGAACTAATGCCCATTAGATCAAGCAGCCGAATAAATCTTGCAAAGACTACGCCATCATGTGCAGCCTTAAAGATTTCCTTAGCGATACTCTCTGGACTAATACGTTCACGATCAGTGAGTAGACCACGGTTGCGAATAACCGCGTCAAGCGTGTCAGGGTGAATAGCGAAGTTTAGCTTAGCAGCAAACCGCAAGACCCGAAGAATACGTGTTGCATCTTCCTGAAAGCGAATGTTTGGATCGCCGACGCACGTGACCAATTCTCTAATCAGATCTTGACGTCCACCTTGTGGGTCGATGATCTTCTGATTGCGGTCAAGACCTATTGCGTTAATCGTGATATCACGACGCGCACTGTCTTCTTCAAAGGTGCTGACAACCGTTGCGACGTTACTCTTACGGTCAGTACCGATACTGTCAGTGCGGAACTGAGCAATTTCAAAAGCGACGCCGCAATGAACGATGATGCTAACAGGCTGAGCATTCACGGTGTTCTTCGTGATGTCCTGCAACTCAAAGTATAGCGCAAGCTGCTCAAACGGAACATTGGTTGCAATGTCAACGTCGTGCGCGGGTACGTTCAAAAAGTAGTCACGAACCGCTCCGCCGACAATCAGACTTTGCGTTCCTGGGAACGCTTCATCGAGCTTTCCGATCAGATCTAGTGCAGTATTAAATTCAAATGTCATAAAGTGTAATCAGTGTTTTGAGCAGCAATCAGTTCTCTTACTTAGCGAAGAGGAACTTCATGTGCTCAATCGAGGTTTTATAACGCTTTCCGCCGTGCGAGTAAATCACTGGATAGCGATGCGCTCTGGAATTGTAGCTTACGAGCTTTTCACCGTTGCGGCCAATTTCCTTGAGGTCGTATGAAGCGATCAAATTGGAAATGACGCGGTCTTCGCGGCTAACTGCGCCTTTGACCTTGGTTTCAATTTGCATCTTGGCGTCACTAACTCCGAAACGAATAGTTCCGATGTTGAACTCGAGATTTGCATCAGCACCATACTTGGCAAGAACGGCGTTGAGTTCGGAACGAAGAGCGGAAGCAGTGGCTTTGTTGAATCCTGTAAATTTTGTCATAATGTAATTGCGTTAAAGGAGATTGAATTTATTCTTACGCATTGAGGCTAGCGCGATATTCCAACCAAGCCTTGGCTCCTGCCAGAGACTTGAAGGTAGTGGAATCGGTGAGCCACATGCCGCCGCTCGTTCCAGTGTTAGCCTTGCGTTTGTAAATTTGAACGCCAAGGTGGATGGAATGTTTCGTGTATTTTGGAGCTAGAGTAATCATATTTTGTGGTGGTTGCCTTACAGAATTATTATAAACGGAAAATGTCACCTTGTAAATAAAAAAATGCACAAAAGTGAAAAAAGTTCCCACTTTTGTGCAAATTTGTGCAACTTATTGAAAATCAGCCGACTAGCAGCACAAATGTGACAATCAATGTCAGGTAATGCAGTAACTGATCAAATCCGATCACGACGAAGAAATCATGGTATTCTTCCTTTTCATAGAGAGAACTTGAAGCACGACTAGTCACGTAATCTGTGAAAAAATGAGCAACGGCATTTAGGAGGACATATCCGATTGCGCAACCTAGATGCTGGAAATATCCAAAGTTTAGCAGTACGATCAAGATCAGTCCAATTGAGTATACACCAACATGACTGGCCAACGCGATGTTGTTCTTTGACTTATTTGTTGCCTGCCAACTCGTCTGCAGAAAAAAGTCAAAGATCCAATGTACCACTAAGATAGTTGCGAGTGATAATATGCTAATCATAGTTCTCCACTGTCACGTAGTTTCATCAGGCGAAGACGTTCATCCAATACCGAATCAATCTTCTTGGATAATTCAACTTTCTTCTTGTCGTCCTTTTCGTTCATCCACTTTTCGCGTAGCAGACTAAGTACTTCATCTACAGCTTCAATTACTGCAGGTTGTTTCTGTTTCTTTTTCATGGTATGTCAATAACTCCGTCTTCGACCAATATGCTCAGTAAAGACATTCTCATAATTTGGGTTAATTCACCGCCGAAGAAGCTAGGGCTTAGCTTGCCATCATCAAGAAGATAATGAGCAGTCATTTTCAATATGTCAACGAGTCCTTCCTCAGTAAGAGCATAATGGATCTGTTGAACAATCGCGGACGGTCCGTCAGTAATTACTCGACGGTGAATATGTAGTGCTTCAGGCATTTTTGTTAATTGTTACCAAGTCAAGACGATCACAATCATCAACGCGCGCGCTCATGGAGTCCGCGAGATGTAGAATCCACGCCTCACGTGTGTATGGAGCAACTGGGCTACCACATTCACGTGAACCATGATGCGATAAGATGTTATGACTAACGGCATCAATCAATTCGTCGTCTGCTCCCATTGCAATTGCCCAGCAAACCCATTCTACGTTTGAACGCGAAATGTGGTGGATCTTGCGACGATGGTTATTACGAACCCATTTACCATCTTCACTGCGATCATAATCCCATAGCTTGCCATAGTCATGATACAACGCGCTTAAGAACAGCTGCTTGTTGTCAATCTTATGAACATCGCTATAGAGATGAGCGGTATTTAATGACAAAGTGACAACCTCAAAGGTATGCGTCAGTAGTCCACCGTCTCCATAATGGTGCGCAAGTTTATGATGAGAACCACTCCAAATACGAAAGTTTTTATCATCAAGAACTTTAGACGCAAGATCGACACAACCTAGAGTTTCGGCCGCAAGTTTAAGACTTGCAAGGCGATCAGATACTTCAGTTATAGTAGGATTCGACATGTACTCCTTGGTTAGATGAGAAGATAAAGATCTTCAGGTTTTCTTCGGTGCGACCAATTTCATTCATGACTCCACAAAACTCATTGATGCTGCCATGCCCATATTCGTTTGTAAATGAATACCATCGATCATTTAGAGTTTCCCAATCGTATTCTTCCTCGGTGTCGAAGTTGAACTTAGGATTGGTGACTTCACGCAGATTGTCAACCTTTTCCCACTTGTTATTCAATCGGACTGAAGCGCTAACAAGTAGTTTTGCTCCAGTGAATTCCTCGACGACCTTGCAGACGCGATCAAACAATTCTTGATCACCAACCGAATTGGCGTAATTAAGAATATGACCAATCTTGTTCTGAGGAGTCGACTCAGTCATTTCGGTAAAGCCGACTCGAATGAATCCATCATCGCCAGGAATGATGTTGAGGTCAGGGCGGTTCTTAAGGTTCAAATCTTGCACGCTGTAAGCATGCGTGCTAGACGAGTTTGTTTCGTATGTGTTATGTCGGATTGTTTTCATATGTGTTATAATTATTAGTAGGGGATGTCTTCGTCAATCATCAGCATGTCCTCATTGAGGATAACGTCAGTGACAAACTTGTTGAACGCTGTGATACGATCGCCGTCTTCAAGAACATCGACGATTGGACATTCGTCATTTTCACCGCTGTAATAAAATCCGTTACAGTCTTCCCAGTCACGAATCTCTTTAAGACCAAGTCGTTCAGAAAGAATACGAATCGCCTCAAGCTTGAAAGCATTATATTGCTCTGTTGTAATATCACCGCTGGAATCATAGTTGACATACTCATCACATGCATTGAGGTAATGAACAGTAAGAGCAGCCTTTTGATGAGGAGTATAACACTTCACGACATAGCCTTCTTCGCCTGTAGGAATATGCGTGTATGCTTCAGAATCATTGAGGTTACCCGGATAGAGAATCCCATCCTCAAAAATCTCAGCACGACGAAATTTACTCTTGCGATCTTTGGACTTACTGATGATCGTAATGCTATGCGTGCTGGACGAATTTGTTTCGTATGTGTTATGTCGGATTGTTTTCATGTTATTCAGTGATTGTTTCGAGACTAAACGACATAGATCCAGAAACATGTTCTTTGTCTGTCATAATGCTGCAATACTCAATTGTGTTGTTTGTGATTTGTTGAATTACGCCAACTTTGTTCATTGCACCAAACCATTCGCTCATCATGGCGATCAGCACAGCATGCAGCTTTTCAACCGTAACGACTCTTTCATCAAAGACGTATGATAGTGGAGTTTTGTCTAGTGATACTTTGAGTTTTATTTTCATGCGTATGCGTGTTCTTCTTTGACTTTGTTGAAAATATCGACGACGGTGGCGGCATCGGTGATAGCGTAGCGAAGGTCGCTTGTTGAAGTACGTGCAACCTCACCCTTCACTGCATCGACGTAGAACGTGTGGTTACCATCTTCGCCTTGATAGAGCAGCTCCCAATCTTCCTTAGAGACCTGCTTCTGCAAGTCAAGCTGCGTGATCGCAAGATTGTCAAAGCTGATTGTTACTCCTTCAAATAGAAACAGACGCTGCAGCGAAAAACCTTTCCAACGGTCAAGTTCCTTTTGGAGCTCGGGATTGTAGTAATCCTTACCTTTACCATACGTCTTGTATCCAAGCAGAAGGATCTTCGGCTTGATGTCTCGAGCGCGGCACCATTTGATAACCTGCATACAGTCGCCAAGGCTATGTACTCCAAGGATCATGTGGAAGACAACATTTGAGTAGTCAATGTCGTCAGGAAGGAACTTAAATCCGTCACCACCGCGGTAGCTGATACCAAGACCATACAGCAAGCGGTCTTCCTGGAAGCGCCTGATCGTCGGTCCGAACTTCTTCATGTGAAGCATGTTCATCGTGACATTTGGAATGATGCCGCGTGAAGTAACGGTGCGAAGGAAACTCTCGATGCCAGGATGCGCAAGCGGGTTTCCGCCGCCAATCGCAAGTTCGGTGCCTGGGTATTGTGTTTCCCAAATCTTTGCAACAAGATCAAGGTCGCCGTGCTTGCCCTGCTTATTGGACATTTCGTGGCAGTAGACGCAGATGCTGTCAAGGTCACAATACTGTGTAATTTTGAGGTCACAGCTTTCGGGATGAGTCACACGTGGAGCTTCACCATCGGGCCATTCACGAACCTTGGTGCCGTCTTCATAAAGAGACACAGTTACATTACCATTTTGGTAAGTGTGTAGCAATTTCGCTGAGGTTGGTTTCATAATATAGTGGTTGCGTTACAGACTCATTATAAACGGAATATGAACAGATGTAAATAATCTTTTACAGTTTTTTCACTTTTTCTACGACAGCACGCAGTTTCCGTGTACGGTGAACCTTGTATTCTTTCGCATTATGATCGTATTTTTCATAACTAATCATGATGATACCTTCATCACTGACTTCCTTGATACTTGGGTATGGGTCATCCCATTTTCGGTCAGAGCGCTCATTGTCAAGCATGTAAAACACATGATGTTCAATCTCTCCTTTGTTTTCTGCAATCGTTCCCTTGTCGGTCTTAAAGGTGCAGTCACTAACATTGACATAATCGTCAGCTGCGACTGAACAGATGTAGACTTCATACTCCAATGCCTTTGCAGCCTTTTCAGTGATACGCCAATTTGGAGGATCATAGCTGTTGTCATTGCCAAGGATAATCCAGCAGCTTTCGTTGATGAGGAAATTCCAAAGACCTTCGTCTGTCAGTAGTTCTGGATTCTTCTTTACCCAATCGGAGTAATGCTCGCTACCATGATCGACATAGTAGAAGTCATCCTTTGATTGTTTGAACTGCAAGTCAAGTCCATGATCAGCCGCAAGACGAATCATGCGTTCATTCACATCTTCATTGTAAAGAGCAAGCGTCCAGAAGTAACTTGCCTTTGTAAGGAAGTCGTTGAACTTCGTGTATTCCCAGCCAAACTCCCCAAGAGGAATTGTCATCGTCTTTGGGATTTGAACATTCTTGTAGTTCTCAGTGTCAATCGTAATGCTGTGAGTGCTGCTGCTGTTTGTTTCGTAAGTGTTATGCCGAATAGTCTTCATAATTTAACCTCCTGTTTTGATTTTTCTAAATTTTTTCTCCTTTGGTTTTCGAGGCATAAACAAGTCAGATTTTACTTTGTCAATGTATGTTCCAAGTTCCTTACGCATGCTTTCCTTGAATTCATCAAGACGTTCTTCGGTCCAGTAGATTGGCCGCCACGATTCGCCTTTGGCATTGTCTGCACGCTCTTCAAATGTGCCTCTTCGTTTAGCCTCTCCCATGTTATGCTCTACGTGTAATTAAATATGAAGTCGCAATAAACGAAAGTCCAACGCCGACACCATAAAAGGTGCATAGCGAAGAATCCTTCAATACCACGCGCATGTTGAAGATTGCGACGCTTGCGGCAATAATCATCTGTGCAACATCGATCGGAGAATCCCATTGCTTGCGATATGAACGACTAATCAACGCAAATAACGGATGAAGATACGTAGTGCCGATCAATACGGCCATAACCCAATAGATGAAGTCATATGATTTTGTGTAGTATAGCAGAATACTAAAGCTCGCAAGTATTGCAATCTGGTTCAAGTATTTCATATGAATAGATATAAATTATTTCTTATGGTTATTTGACGGTGGTAGGACAGTAATCAGAATGTCAAGAAGCGGGTCATATACAACAACAATGTTTATGCCTTTATGCTTTACTGCATAAACAGTTCCGCTCGTGTTTGGTTCTTTATGTATGAATTTGCGCGAGGTACGAACAGCATTGTGAAAATCTTTTCGTTCAGATTTTCGCAATGCATATCCGAGCCGCTGCTTCCAACGAAATTCAAAGTGATCCATTACTTGCGTTCGTCGTAGGAAAGGTTGATGACTTTGAAGCTACCAAGCGAATGCTTAATCACAACTCCTTCAAAACGCTTGCCTTCAATCTTGTCGATTCCACGTGCATACTTTTCAATCAGTTCAGACGTAAGAACTACCTGACGCTCGACCATCGGTACAACGGGAATTTCGCCAACCGTAGCGGCTGCTACCTTTTCGTAGTAATGTGGGTCATTGGGACCTTCATAAGCTAGAGTGTCGTGGTTCCATACGCTAAATGCTGCAAAGTCAAGCGGGAGCTTAGAGTGTGGATTTGCATCAAAGGCTTGAATGCCTTGCCCGTAAACCTCGCCACGTAGTGCAAGGCTGACGTTATGGTACGTACAATAGTTCTTGAGCTTTTCGAGAATGTTGTACTTACGTTCAGCGAGCGTGTAATTGTTATTGCACTCAGGCTTAATCTCAAGAGATCGAGAACAAATTCCAGTGCGCCATCCACCTTCAGCATTCGCGTCACGGATACAGAAGTAAGTAGCGCTTTGACCGTCAATCTTCAGCGTGACGTCAACATGTTCGCCGTATGGCAGGCTGTCAGTCAGGTTTTGATAACGCTCTTCGTCGGTCTTTGGCATTCTAGACGGCAAGTGTCCTGCAGCGTCAAGAGACTTTGGCGCGGGAGGTTCATACTTAGCGACTCCAATTTCCTCAGAGATATCCTTTCCGATGTTAATTGGAAGCAGCCAACGCTTCAGCTGCGCACTACCGCGTGAGTTGTGATCGACGATATCAAATACACTGAGGACAATACCGAAGCTCCAAACTCCACGCAGCTTCATAGCCTTGACACGATTTGATCGCGCCCGGAAAACCTCTGCCCATGGAGCATCTGGAAGCACAACGTCAGGCTGAATCAACACAACAGCTTGTCCCGGCGAAAACTTACCGATTGGTACGATACATTCATACCCAAGGACAACGGCGATCTCAAGCGAGTCAGCATTTGAATGAGGTTTGATTTCTTTTACGAGTTCAACTGAGGCAAGTTTCATTTAGCGGCTTTCTTTTTGCTAGAGGTTTTCTTCTTGGTCGTGGTCTTTTTCTGCGGCTGCTTACGCGCAGTCTTCTTTATTTCAAGATCGGCAATTTCTTTTTTAAGAGATACAATGATCTTATCATAACTGGCAAGAACACCAGTCACTGGATACCCTTCACGTCGAATAAAGAATCCGCCATTGCCATTTGCCAGCTGCTCCCTTCGAGCGACATGCATTTCTAAATCAGACTTAAGAATTTGTAAATTGGTCATTTTGTAGTGGTTGCCTTACAGGATTATTATAAACGGAAAACCGACCAATGTAAACAAGAAAATGCACCAAAAGTGAAAAAAGTTTCAAAAATTGAGATTTGCGGCAATTTTGCACATGTTTCGGTAAATTTCAATAGATTTTACCGAATCCTCAATTTGTTCAAAACGATGAGTTCCACCTAAAAACCTCATTACCTCATAATTCCGCAGTGTTTCGGCAGTTTCACTCGAATCAAATACTTCGTCGCCGTCAGCTAGCAAAACGAGCGGAATGTATGTATGCCCGACGGTCTCTGTCATGGAATGTCCTTTCCAGGATTCCACAGTTTCGGATGTCAAACGAGAAACTGTCTTATGTACATAATTGACATATTCAGTCTCAAGCGAACGATCCGAAAAAGCGTTGTAAGGATCGACACACGGATTGATCAGCACGCATGGAACTCCTAAAGCCTTAGCACATGCATCAGCATAATATGCACCAAGACTCGTTCCGACGATTAGTAGGTCATCTGCATATTCCTTAATACGATCAACAATGGACCGTATGACTTCTTCGCGTGGAGAGAATGTATCATATGAAAATCCAAGGACTTCCTTGTCAAGTTTACGCAGAGCAGTAATCTTAACATTGTGTGGATCATGCCCACTGTTGAAGCCATGTAAATACACGATCATAAGATTGGCTTTCCAGGCGTTCCAATCGCCATCTTAAGTAGAGGAGTGCCTCCAATTTCTCTCACATAGAAATACTCACGCCAATCTTTAAAGCGAGTATACATTGCCTGATCTACAGACTGTAGGTTATCATTTACATATTCTTGTGTAGGAATGATAATCACCGAATCATCAAGAATATCCGAAACCTTTTTATTCGGAATAGCATACGATTTCAGCAATTCACGTGGCACTGTCTTGATGATGAATGCCAGCAAACCTTTAGAGTATTCGCCAAACGAGACCTTAAAGGATTCACGCATAACATTAGCCAAAACTTTCAGTGCTTTTTGCGATCCATCAGTTCCAACAGCAATTACCTTGCGTCCGCCACGATCCTTGTAAAGAATGACAGTTTTAAGACGATCACCATCAAAGTATAGTTTCCAAAACGGAATTGTTTTGATCATATCATCCACCGAAGAGAATCCAGAACCTTTGATTCCGCCAATCTTAGCATACGACACCTGCAGCATATCCCATACTTGGGTCGCATATTTTTCACGATCTTTGTCGTGCTTAGAAAGGATTAGGTTAGTGAATCCTTCGGCGATGTATGTTTTGAATGATAGCATTTTATATTTATCAATCGTTGAAGATTACCAAGCTGAACTTATAATCGACGGAGTTGAAAAGCCATCCAAGAATTTCGTTTTCGTGACCTCGCATTGCTCGGGAGAAGATGAACGCTTTGTTCTCTTTCTTGCCAATAACATACAGTCCTTGATCGTCCGACCAATCATGAATCCGATGAATTGGGACTTGACCTGCACGGTAGCCAGATCACTTGCCATTGCCGTTCCGACAGTGTTTTCCCAACGAAATTTGTTTGCGTTAATTTTGGCAGATTCGATAATCATGTGGTAGTTTCCTTACAGGATCATTATAAACGGAATATTCTTAGATGTAAATAAGAAATTTCATAAATTTTCACTTTTTCGGCATTTTACTGACAGAATATCCGTTGAAGGTCGGAAAAATGACTCTAATCCACCTTTCATGGATCTTGAGGTATTTGATGATCCCTTCGGGAACCTTCGGTGGATCTTGAGGATATCATGGTTTTTTTCGCAGCCTTTAATGCAGCCATCGTCGAATGAACTTTTAATTATTATACAGAGACTTCACGCACATGTAAATAACAAAATTCAAAAATTTTTCTCATTTACATTTGGCTACAGTTTGTTATAATAAGGATATGCAATTACGGCCAGCACAGCAAGATGTCCTTGATCACGTGCGTGAAGCAATGGCAAGTGGTAAGAAAGACATATTCATTCAAGCGCCTACAGGAACAGGAAAGAGTCTTATTGCGCTTGAACTCTCTAAGATTTTGGCAGAGAGCGGCTATATGTCATATCTTCTAACAAGCGAAAAGTCTTTACAGCAACAATATGAATATGATTGCAATGTAAAGTTCAAATCACGTCATTCCGACGTCAAATCAATCAGCGGTGTCGATACATACACGTGCGACATTAACGGAGAAAAATTCTCGCTAGGAGTTTGCCGTTCGTTAGGATTATCATACTCCGAGGCAAATGAATTACCTTGCGCTGGAACTTGCGCTTACATTCAGCGCCGGCGTGCTGCTATTCAATCTCCGCGTTCACTAATGAATTATTCCTATTGGCTAATTCAAATGAATTATGTCCTGCGCAAGATGGGCGACAAGTCTCCATTTCGTACACGTGACGTAATCATTTGTGACGAAGCGCATAAGATACCTGACATTGTGGAAAGTCATTTTGCATGTCGCTTAAAGCCTGAAACAGCCGATCGTATAAACGGAGTCATTGGTGCTCTAAATAAAATTGGACATGCATATGATGTACCTACAAAGCCGCTTTACACAGCAATCACTGAAGCGCTAAAGATTCCGGAAAAGTCAAATCCGCATGACCATCATGTTGCACTGCAAACTGTTTATGCAGAATATACGCTTGTAAAGAACACGCTTGAAACAATCAAAACAAGCCTTTCATCTTCTTACATTCCTGGCGGATATGACAATGCTAACTTGACGGCTTGGCACAAGAACCTACCGCGCGAAGTAAAGAGTCTATTCACGCTTGCCGATGATATTAAGGACCATCATTGTAAAGTCGAGGATTATACGCAAATGATTGCGCAACACGGTCTACGCAATCTTGTTGTATGTGATGATGACGGCGAACGCGCATATCATAATATGTCGGACCATCTGCTGTTTCATCGACACTTCCGAAACTTTGCGCGTACTCGTATTTACATGTCCGCTACTCTTCAGCCAAAGCTGTTGATTGACCGCTGGAAGCTTGATCCTGCAAAGTGCTATATCATCAATGTAAATAGTGAGTGGGATTCAAACAAATCTCCAATTGTGCTGTGCAATACAGCTGACATGGGATATTCGGGCGGGCGCGACAGTGTCAATAAAGCTGTAAAGAAAATTGACGAACTGCTTGATTTACATTCCAATGAGCGCGGTGTTATTCATACGGTAACCCACTTGATTGCCGAAGAACTTAAAGCTAACAGCCGACATTCACATCGTCTACTAACATATTCAAATACTGCTGAAAAACTTGAGCTGCTTGATCAACTGGAAAACAAGCCAAGCGACTCCGTGCTTGTGGGGCCATCGCTATTCACGGGTATTGACCTTTCTGATGATAAAGGTCGATTTAACATAATTACCAAGCTAGCATTTCCAAATGTGGGCAGTCCGCTATGGGCTCGCCGATTCAAATTTGCACGCGATGTTTACTTTGGAGAAACTGCATCAGTGCTTGAACAAAGTGCAGGTCGTACTACACGCCATGCTGACGATTATAGTACGACCTACATACTTGATTCGCGTGCTAAGGATTTCCTTAAGTATTCGCGCCAATACTTGAGTGATACCTTTATGGACCGATTAGTTTAAGCCTCCAGTACACTAACAATGTAGCGGAGAATCTTGCTACGAACAATTTCGCCGTCACCAAAATGAAACGTGTTCATACCGTGACGCACCGCATCCTGCGTATCAAATCGGTTAAAGATGTCCTTGTATCCAGACATCTTTCCGATGTCAGTTTGCTTTAAGTCGCCGCACACTACATATCGTGTGTTCTTACCAAAGCGAGTAAGGATAGTTACAATCTCATTGCGTGTTAGGTTCTGCGCTTCATCGACAATAACAATACTATCATTGAATGTTAAACCACGAACGAAATTTACAGGGATAGCTTGCAGTATACCCGCGGCCTTAAGCTGTTGCGCGGTTGCATCGTCGGTTATTTCTCTAGCCTTTTCAATAAGAGGCATTGCATAAGGTAAGAACTTATCATCAACTTCGCCAGGCAACGCGCCGATTGAACGCGATGCACTTTCAATGACGCTTCGGATATAAACAATCTGCTTTATCTTTTTTTCTTTGAATAGTTCCAAAGCAGCAAGAACCGCGATGTATGATTTAGCAGTTCCAGCTGAACCATCTACAAATGAAATGTTTGTATTGTCATTGCAAATAGAATCATAAAAAGCTAGATGCTTTTCATTAAAGTGGAACGGCTTTTTTATTTTGAAATTCAGCGTAAAATTTAATGCTAAAGAGGATTCAATGGTGTTTCCCATTGAATCCTCGGCAGCGGTGAAATGATCACTTAGTTTCTTCTTCTTTGTTTTTCTGACTGGATTAGCTGACATATGTTTTATTTAAAGACTAGCAATTTCTATGTACTTATCTAAGATGTGCGGGCATGAATCGACATGTTCACGCTGCGTATAAAACGCATAATGAACGCACAACGCGTTTCCATATATTTTGTTGTATGATGTTTTATCCATCATCGGTTTATCGACTGATAGCCAAGCTTCTTCGTCTTCACCAACTTTACCTCCAAATTCAGCAAAGCGTGAGCCTAGCCATGAAATACAATTAATAGAGCATCTCTCGGCAGCATGCGGTCTAAGATTCCATTGATTAAACTTATATGCATTTAGAGTTCCGTTTTCAACATGGTTGAAAAAGTTCTTATGTTTTTGTTCGGCAACTTGGCCATTTGCCCATGCAACTGGACATAGGCAATCATATGACATTTCACTAATGCTTAATGGTAGAGCGCCAATTCGTTGATGTATATGATCGCATATAGCATTATTTACGATGTTGCCGTAGATCAAAAAAGGCTCAGGGTCTTTGGCTCTTTCATTTGCTAATTTGCGAATGAAATTCTTTTCAAGATAGACGATGTCATCGTCTAATCGTATGTATACTACGTTTGATTCGGTTGTATATTTAAAAAACGTATGAATAGAATTAATTCCATGATACGGAATATCCAAGTCATAACATTTAATCCAGCTGTGCTCCTTCTCCAATGATTTGCAATAATCGATGTCTTCTTGGTTTTCAGTGTTTATCCAAAGTTGCCAAATTGAAAAATCATCTTTTTGCTTTATCAGATTTTTTAAAAGTACTTCCAAATATCGTTTACGCCCTGCTGGAGTAACTATAACAGTTTTGTGTTTTTTATTCACATGTTTACTCCCCAATAATAATCGCTCTGCGATATGAATAATCACTATGGAATTTCTGGTCTCTTCCAACTAGTGTGCCTTCCTTAAAGTCGTATACACGTCCTTCAATTAGAGTAACAGTCGGCGGATCATAAAGTGCCGATTTGTTCAAGCTTGCGTTGTTTTCTCTTTGAGAGACGTTCCATCCGCAGCTTTGAAGCAGCATCACCAATACTAGCGAGCTTATCAATTTCATCTTCAATACGATCTATTTCTGTTTGCTGCTGCCAGCGAACCCAAGCAGAATATGCTTGAGCCGCCGCAGTGATAGCGAGTAAAAATGTTTGAAACATTACTTAACTTCGCCGCCTTTGTCCTTGGCTTTACCGATGTTAAGCGCGAGGAAGTCGATAACTGCATAAACCTTAGCCAAAGTCGAGCCCGCTTCAGGTGTTGGTGTGAATGCAGCAACCGCTGAAGCAAGAGCAATCACGGCTGTAACAATACCAAACCAGCTTTGTGTCTTGAGGAATTCTAATACGATGTCCATATTTGTTTATCTTGATGTTATGATGCTGTCCCATCCTGAGACGGCCATCAGCTGTATTTATTGGTTCGCCTCTTTCTCAGTACACCACCCGCTATACTCTTTGCATGCATTTCATGATTATGTATGATAAGGCATCGGTCTTCTTACTATATATGTTCCAATTCATAAATCCAACGGTCCCAATTCATAAAGTCTTTTGCATACTTAAACAAGGCAACCGAATTAGTCATTTGCCAAGGTATGCTGCTTCCAATGTAACATATTGTATTTGTGATTGTAATTTCAAAATCATCACTTTCTTTAAGCTCAAGAGCAAGGCCAACTTCTACAAGTTCGGCTATCAGTGGAACTGAAGTATAGCCGATGATAGGAATACCTTCGGAGATTGCGCGGCGAATGACCCGACTAAACCGATCATTATGTGATGCATACACCAAAACATCAAACGTATCAAAATCCGATGGATTATAGATGTAAGTATATTCATCAAGATCTCTTAGATGTGGTACTATAGAGTCACATATTAAACCAATCCTTTTAGGCATCATAAATTGTCTAACGCGTGACGCCGATGAATATCCTAGCGGCAGTTCGGTTGCAAATTGGTTGTAAATACGCGACGTGACATAATGACGATGACATCCTTCAAGCGTTGCGTGATTATAGTAAGATGAACTTGAATAACCAATCGCAATTATTTGTTGTGGATTAACGCCAGCTTCGATACACCGTTGGACATCTGATACTTCAACAACAAAGTATCCGCATAGTGACATGATATCATTTTGATTCAATGATACCGCAAGAGTGTTGACTTTAAGCGATACGGCATTTCTTAGGTCATTTAAAAATGCGTTAATTTCATTATCATGCCCCTCGACAAAGTTAATCATAGTGTTGGGTAATTTTTCTTCCATGAATCTATGCCGTGTGCGTTACGTTCATACCACCCTTGACCGGTATAGACATTCATAACATCAGTGAAGTACTTATCATACATATCACCAACACGTTCAAGCGAAAAATTTTCACCCCATTTACGACATGCCGCAGGTTTGATTTCGTCAATGCGATGTATTGCTTCGATGAAGTCTGACATTGTTCGGCAACGCCAGCCTGTAATTCCATGAAGATTATTTTCAGCAAACGCTCCCCAGTCCGTAGTAATTGTCGGCGTACCACTTAATAAGTTTTCGATTTGAACTCCACCAAATGGTTCGACATACATGCTTGGAAGGAATGATGCCTTTGCACCCGCCATCAGTTTCTTTCTCTTTTCGACGTCTGCATATCCAACATACTCAACATGACTTGGCAGATTATAACCATCTTCTTTTTGTCCAGCGATGACTAGCTTTACACCTGCTCTCTGTGTTGCTTCAATTGCGATGTGAACACCTTTTCCGTTATAGACACGACCTAGGTACAAGAAGTAATCTTCTTTCTTTTCCTGATATGTAAAGTCGTTTAAGTCAAAGTAGTTTGGAATGACAGTATCATACCAGCTTTGATTGCATGTACCAACATTCTTTAGACCACAATATGCATGATAGATTGCATAGCTTTCAAAGACTTTCCATTGCGCCCAATGACCACCAGCATATCCAATACCGGGCTCAACCACAATCATATCAGAGTGTGCATCACAAATCGGTTTTACACCTGCACCCCAAAATGGAAGAAGAAATTCGTTCTTACCTTTTCGCTTTCCAATCTCACGAATAGCATTACGATAGAATGTCTGATATGCATGATCATTTACGTCAAACTTAAAAAAAGTTTTTCGCCAATCATGATTACCATACGCCTTTTGTAGGTCGGCATTTGTTGTGACTGTTACGTGTTCATCACATTCAAGGTTTGAATCTTCATGTCCATAGTGAATAACGCGATGTCCTCGTGCTTTCATCATCTTACCGAACTTAACGGCCTTTTGTGTATATGCACATGCTACATATTCGGTATTTGATACCGTATGTGGTAATCCAAGCAAGTGGAATGTGTGTGTTTGTTTATTTTCCATTGTATATGTTGTTTAGTCGTTTGCGAAATTCATCAATCTTTTTTGTACGATCAGGCCAATAGATGTAGTCCTTTTCAGGATTTTTCTCAAGGTTATCAAGCAAGGGTAAGATGCTTTTATACATCTTTTCGAGGCGTTCAAGGCTGCTTGCTTGATTTGCTATCGAAGCTTGCACCGTCTCTAACTCATCTTCACTAACAGCAGTGAACCCAAAGTCAAATAGGTCTTCTGTATTGCTCATATAAGGTTTCCAATTCGGCCACCGTATGAACGCCGCTGATACAATTTATTCTTTTTCTATCTGTATCATAAATCCCAAGAAACGGAATAGAAGTAGAGCATCCACGATATTCACGTAGGTACTTGATAGACTCTAACGGATCGCTGTCAATATCGTATATCTCTAAAAGCATGCCGTGAATACTACAAAAATTGCGCAGCGTTTCTATGTACGCTGTGCAGAGGGTGCACGTTGGGATGATGTAAACCTTTATGACAGCCATTCTCTAAATAGGAAAAACGCAACCGATCCAACAACTGTAAGTATGCTTAAAATAAAAGCTAAAGCAAGTAGCACTAGCTTATGTTCACGTTCTTGCGGGGCATGACCAGTAAATTCCTTGATCAGGCGCTCCAGTTCTTTATCTTTATCTTTCTGAGTGTTCATATTACCAATGTTTGTTTACGAAGTGAACGATCACGTAAATGATCCATGCCGAAAATGTAAGTGACCCAATCATAGTGATCACCCAAAGAGTTGCAAATAGGTATCCGAGTTTGTTTTTCATATCAGTCGTTGTCGTAGTTAGCAGTGAAGTTTTCAATCTTTTCCCAACCTGCACTCTTACACATGTAAGCCGTACCGTTAATCATCAGAACATCGCCGACAGAAACAGCAATCTCACCAGCCTCATAAAAAGCCTTGAAGATAAATTGCTGTTCTTCGTCTAAAAAATCTGTTGGGTCGTTTGTAGCTTCAAAGATATATTCGCATGCGTGCGTTTCATCATCAGTTTCCAAAGAAAACCGCAGGTTCAGCGCGCGTCGGCGAGTAACCTCAGCTTTCTGCTGAAAGAAATCCTTGTCAGAAAGGGCGCGGAAAAGGGAAAAATTGATAGTCATGATTTAGTGGTGGTTTACAGAATTATTGTAACCAATTTACCGCGGAATGTAAATAAAAAAGTGATGAAATTTCACAGATTTTCATAAATTATTGAAAATCAGTCACTTATACACATTCTATGAAAAAAATTAACCTATTGAAAATCAACGGGTTATGAATTTCACGTGCGTTTTTAGCCCAAGTTTTTTCGCGACCGTGATCATATTTGAAGTTCCTACACTATTTCCGTCCCAGATGGCAATCAAAGCTTCCGCAACATTTGCCATCTGGGCATTACGAATCGGACCTGCACCCAATCCATGCTTCTTCCAGTCCGCGCGATAAACCTCAAACTGGATTCCGTGAGAAACTGCATAATGTTCACCATGAGCATCTGCTCCAGACGCTCCACCGCTGATGATCACTGATGGAGTCCATCCACACTGCTCTATAGCATCAACTACATCTGCGTAGTCAACTCCATAACGACAACCTGCAACAATAGTTCTCATAATTCATTTATAAATTGGATCTTCATGTTTAACCGGATGCCAAATGCCAGGCAATTCTACATCTGGTTTATGCATGTCATATGACCCCTGATGAAATATTCTGTTATGTAATGTTTTATTTTCATAAACATGAATTCCTAAGTAATTAATTATGGTTCCAAGCCGAGCCTCACTGAAAATCATGTCTTCTTGCATTTGTTTCAGCATAGGATTGGCATCAATAGAATCAACTATAAAGTTAAGGGATTGTGGGTCGGCTTGGATAACCGCAAGTGGTTGCAGGCACATGAAATGATGCTTAATCACATCTGGTAATTTTGGAGTTTCGCGCGATGCCCAATAGTATGCTATGTCTGAAGTTTCATGGTATGTAGTTCCAACGCCGTTTCGCACTGAAAAATAATTGTCAAACGTCTTCCCGTTAAGTCTTACATCATAATCAAAGAACAATACATTTTTCTCAGAAACCTGATTTCTGTTTTTTCTCCACCAATCTAATATGCGAACGTCTCCATCATACCACGCTCTTTCTCTTTCTGGAGTACCATGAGGAAAAGAATTTGCGTAACTAACCGACTGTTGAATATCTGGATATAAGTCGGTAAATCTAGCTTTATTTGGAGTTCCTGATAAAACATCAGTCATCCACACTACTCTAAAGTCAGTTCTCATGTTAGTATCCCCAAGCAGCAAGAGTATGTTGGAAAGGATCTCCTTCAATGTTCTTTACAAGACGTAGCATTTCTTGTGCAAGTTCACGAACCTCAACCTGCGCATGCTCGCTGTTTCGCAGCTTGATGAAGTTAGCAAAGGATCGCATGTTGAAACTTACATCACCCTGGATTTGAGAGTTGTATGTCTTAAAGAAACGCGCGCTTTCTTTTGCGCGTTTGCGTCCAAGAACTGGAGTAAGATCACGTAGACATTCATGATAAAGTACATTTCCATACTTGGTATATTCTTCCAATATATCCATCCATGATTCTTCACCCAATTGAATATCATCACCAAAAACTTTAACGCATTTTCCTGCCCTCATTACATCTTTCCAGTCTTCTGGCAAGTAATACTTGTCTTCCTTTAATTCTTTGTAGCGCGCGCTTTCGGCATTCATGCTACTAATACGATGCTTAAGCAAATGAATGTGAGTAGCGATGTCAGTGTCTACAAGGAAGTGTACGGTTCCTTTTTCAAATGGAGACTCATGTCCATCATTCCATAGCATGTTAATAAGCTTGGGGATACGTTCCCGTTTTTCATCTGAAAGTTCACGTGATGTAGATGTCCATGCGCTACATGCGATGACTTCATCACTACCGTAATGTCCAATAAGTTGTGCTGTGTTTTTCATTTTAATTTAAGTGCTGCGTAAATCAGTCCAAAGTTGGCTGTAGAATAACTATACCAGATGATTGCCCATGGTATGTTACCTTTGAGTCCATAGGATGTTCCGACGCATGCATACAGTAGCGCCGCAATTCCAATCACAATTGTTTCAAAACTCATAGCGAAGACTTTAATCGTTCATATGCATGCTTGCTACAATCAGAAGTGTTGGCCCATTGTATGATACCATCGACAGCAGTTTCGCAATGCCATCCAAAGAGGAATCCACCAATACGCTCTAGATCTTCAGCGTATCGTTCATCGGGTTTTTCTTTTTGAGCAGCAAGCATGTATTCAGCTAAGTCTGACATCTGTGCACGACTTAGCACAACCATGTCTGTGTATGGTTTACCTTTTAGCGCAGACCAAGCCGATGCAAGTCGATGTCTCCAACCGCGCTGATATGGATCTCGAACTAGATGCGATAATTCAAGCCCGAAGTGATGGTTATAGTCAGCATATAGGCCGCCATGACCACATTCACATTTGTAAAATTGTCCTTTCATAGTTTTCTTAACAGTCTTTTGATTTTGGAAGAGAATTGTTAAACGGCTTATAAAGACCAAGATCAGCTGCAAGACATATGCATGCACGTTGGCCATCATATGTCCGCAGTGCTTCATTAACGGTCAATCCATCGAGAAACTGGTGATTTGGTGTATTCATAAATACATCGTATCCATCTGGCAAGAAAACGTCACCACGTGACGGATCATTTAGAAGCTTAAACAAAGCACGCAGCTTGCTGCCTTCAATGATAAGATGTGCCTCAGGAGTCAGAAAGTCATCATTAAAATTTCCATACACTGGAATCTCAACTGTCTCGACAAACCGTGCATCAAGAGGTTGTCCAGTCTTTGGATCAGCTTTAGTTGCAGGCAGATACACGTGAAACGGAACTTTGCGAATTTCAGACAGTCCATAATAGGAACGCGGAGCATCTACATTGCGACCGCAGTCGCTGCAACGAAATGGGAACTCCTCATAAGGCATAGACTTTCCATTTTCATCATGCATACAACTGCGGTCAAACCATGTGTCCGTATTACTAAAACAATGTGGGCAATTATATAACATATTTCATTTAGCGATCTTCAACTTGCTAACATCAATCCCAAACTTAGATGCAATCTCGTCCATCGTCAAGACGATTTCTTTAGCAGTTTTAAGAAGGAATTCGCGGTTCCACAGTTTCTCTCCGTCGAGATACCAAGATTTATCACCATTAGCGTATTCAATGGCAGGTCCGTCTTCACGATGACGCTTTCCATTCAGCCACCATTCTTTATGACCATTACTTCCTTCATATGCAGGACCGTCTTCACGATGGCGTTTTCCATCGACGTACCAAACTTTACTCCCATCGGCATATTCAACCGCAGGACCATCTTTACGATGAAGTTTTCCATCGACGTACCATTCTTTACCTCCATCGGCGTATTCAATTGCAGGACCGTCTGCGCGATGGCGTATCGCTGCGCGATGGCGTATCGTCATTGCTTTGTCCTTGTAGTAATGCTTGTTTCCGTATTCGTTGATAATGTATACTGGAGTCATAATGTTCGTTTCGTGTTCGTTACTTCTGGATCTTCAACTTGCTGACTTCAATGCCAAACTTAGATGCAATCTCGTCAATCGTCAAGACGATTTCTTTAGCGGTTTTAAGAAGGAATTCTCGTTCATCGTGTTTCACTCCATCGACGTACCATTCTTTATGTCCATCGGCATCTTCAATTGCAGGACCATCTTTACGATGGCGTTTTCCATTGATGTACCAAGATTTATCTCCACCGGCAAGTTCAACCGCAGGACCGTCTTCACGATGATGTTTTCCATTGATGTACCAAGCTTTACCTCCACCGGCAAGTTCAATTGCAGGACCATCTTCACGATGAAGTATCGTCATTGCTTTGTCCTTGTAGTAATACTTGTTTCCGTATTCGTCGATGATAATGTATACTGGAGTCATAATTTATTTTATAGTTGTTTTATTCAAGTCTTAACGTTTAATGTGTATTTGATGTTTCGTACTTAGACATCTTTTGGCTTTCTGCGATAATTTATCTGCTTTTTGAGATGCACGAGCGCACCGTTCGACCGCCCGTTCGACCGCCCGATCAACTTGTGATTATATCTTTC